GTCTTTTTCCGCCCACTTTTGGTAGCTGACCGTCCATTTGACGCAGGAGTAACGGCTTGGGCGTTTTGCCGCTTCTCCTGAAACTTGTGAGGAAACTCTCTCCGCATGCGGCGATCAATTTCCTGATAATATTCATCGCTATTAGGGTCAAAGCCTTCATTAGCAACAATCTGTTCATGTATAGCTTGCGCACTAACGGTCATAACGCGATCACCGCCGTCACCAAACCAAGGATTTTTTTCCATCCATCCTGAGAGTTTTCTGTCAATCTGGCGTGGCTGCTGGGGAGCTTGTTGACGAGGCTGTGCAGCTTGAGCTTGCTCTGCTGCCGTCTGACGCTCTGAGCGATGCTTTTGAATGCGCAAACGCTCTTTTTCAATAGTCAGGCCAGAAATGATTTCCTGTGCTTGAGCCATTTTTTCCATGTCGCCGTTGTCATATGCCTCTTGAAGCATTCTTTTGGCAGCGGCTGATTGGCTTTCAATACGCGATCCGTACTCGTTGATGTAGCCCTTATCCAAATCGGAGAGCTTCTTCTTCATCTCTTCGTTCTGTGTCTGGACTTGCTGGGCATACTGATAAGCGGCTTCTGCCTCTTCAATGGCCTGCTTACGCTTTGCTGTTAGCTGATTAATGCGCTTTTGAACATTTTCACTATAGTTCTCTAGATCATCGTCATTTGCGCCGTCATCAGAATCCCGTACAATTGTTCGGGTTTCTTCTTTTTCAGAAGTTTCTACAGCAACAACACTCGCTTGATTGTCGTCATCTAAATCAAACGATACGGTTTCCTGATCTTCAGGAATATTTTCTTGAATTTCATTCATGTTCATGTCTCCCACTATACATAAGAAATATCGGCTGGGTCAAGTATTGTAGCGATAATATTGTCATCATTGATAAGTCTTACCTCTAAACCATCAACTTTGAACCGGTTTCCCGCATATCTTCCCATCAATACCCAAGACTTCTCATTACACCAAGCCCCAGAAGGAAACTTGTTTGCGTCTCGATATGCGTCAGGGCCTACTTTTACGACATAAGCCGCAACAGTAGCAAAGCTCTCACGCTCTCTAACTGAGTCAGGAATAATGATCCCGCCAGCAGACTTCTTCTTCATGTAATAAGGGATTACAAGCAAACGGTAGCCTACAGGTTGTGGCAACCGGTCAATTGCGGAAAGATCCATCTGAGATGGGTCTTCTGTGTTCTTTTCATTTGGGTCTATCGGAGTGTCAAAACCTTTTGATATTGCCGCTGGAACCGGACTGGATTCAGCGCTTTTTGCCATCCTCTCAGGGACGAATAGTTTTTTAGCCATCTTCTAGCTCTATGCCTTTCATCGCGGATTTAATAAGGTCTTCAGAGTAGGTCAATCCGCGTATCTGCCCCACTATGAACCGGTAGTCGTTCCAATCGCCTACCGAACCATCCGCCAGTCTTTGACTTAAATCAGCCTTATACTGGCGTATGTCTTTCAACATATACTCCGCTAGTTGTATAGCGTCCATTTACTTCTTCCCAAAAAACTTACTTGCTGCCCTTGTACCAAAGCTGGCACTAACGATTATTCCTAAAGTATAACGATAGTATTCCGGCATAGCGTCTAATGCAGAAAATCCATCCGTTACAATCTGCCTGCCCCACTCTCCACAGAAGGCTAGGATAAGCGGTACTGAAAACAAAATTGTTAACCACTCGTCTTTCCAACTGTTTGCAGAAGCATCAGCCATTTTGAGATCCCAGTCAATCTCTCCAGTGGCCTTCTTCTCCATAATAACAGCTTCAGCTTTTGCTTTAGCTACCTTCGCGCCAGTCTCTGCTTTTTTAGTTTCGACTTTACCTTCTAACCAAGTTCCAGCGAGATTGGCAATAGGCCCTATCAGTGCTTGAATCATTTTCTGTTCTTCTCTGCTTGCTCTTTTGTTGTTCTGTCGTGCATGTCCCACATCATTATGTGCTTAATTTCCCTTTTGGCAGTGCCTGGCATTTCCAAGAAATAGGCCGATAATCCCTCATATGAAGGTGGATATCTCTAGACATTTCCATAGCCCTGGCTTCGCATCTTTCATAAGAACTGTATGGCCCAAGCTGATCTTCCAGTTGCCAGCATACAGTTGGCTGAAAAACCATACAAGCAAGTACAAGGGCCTGATACATTACTTCTTACTCATCCAAGCAGTCGCTCCCATATAAGCGCCAACTACACCAGCTTGCGCTATGTAAAACAAACCAAGCAAATCAGCCAGAGCCTTCACTCTGCTGTCAGACACAATCGGCAAAAAAAGAAAAATGCTGAATGCGATCATACTGATCATGGCAATCCACGCCATACGCTTTTGAGCCTCGCTTTTTTCTTCACGAAGCTCCATTTCAACCATTTCTTTTTCTCTTGCAATCTCTTCGTCAGATACTATGCCATCACCATCCAGGTCATGTCTCTCGTATCTGCTACCAGATTCCAAAGTCTTTTTCGATGGCGTCATCAATCTTCTCCCTAACGGATCTTACAAGATCTGTTGCGGATGACAGCACCCATTCCACGAGGGACAACACCGCCGTTACGCATTTTAAAACCATATTGACCAGTTTTGTGATCATATGTGTATCCTTTCTTTCCTGCTTTCACAGCTTCTTTTAAAGCCGCGAGTTGCTCATCAGTTAAACCAGCCATAACGTCCTTTAAGGGAGGAGTGCCTTTTTTATCTGACATCAAAAAACTCCTGTAAACCGCTGCGGCCTAGCAATAGATGAAAAGCGGCTAATTACTTTTTTTGGCTTTCTTTTTAAAGAAGCCTTTTGAAGCGGCTGGCTTTGCTTTGATCGGGCCGCTGTCGATAATGACTGGCTGTTCGATGACCTTGGCCTCGACTGGCTTTGGCGCGGGGGCAACTGGGGCCTCTTGCTTGTTACGGGCATTTCTACGCTCCACTTTTTTAGCCTTTTCTACCTCGGCTACTTTTCGACTAATTGAACTTGCGCTCATTGCATTTTACTCCGTAAGTTTGCCGCAGCGATCTCACGCTGGGTCTGTATTCTTTCTTCAGCAACACGAACCTTGTCCGCATTTGCCTCTTCAGAAAGATCAATACGCTGCTGATTCAAGAGAATATCATTACGCTCCTTCTCTCGCTCCAACTGCTGCTTCTCCTCAAACTGCCGAGCCTTTTCTTGGATCTCGGCACCTCGTAAAGATAGCTCCTGCTGTCTGATTGCTACCAACGGATCAGATTGGTCAGCAGGAGCAACTGCTTGTGCATATTGTTCAGTCATCTCGCCAGCAATTTCTGCGGCTCGATTTTGGATTTCATTCTGAACTTGCTGCATCATCTGTGGATTCTGTTGCATCATCATCTGGGCTTCAGGTGCTATTTCTGCCATAACCTCTTGCTGTGCCTGCAACTCTGACATCATCGCAATATGTTCTGAAATGTGTCCTTGAATTGTCATGATGATATTGGCGTTTGCTTGAGCCACAGGAGTGGACAACATAGCCAAATGAGCCTCAATATGGGCTGCGTGATTTTGCTCTGGGAATGCCTGCAAGCGCTGGTTGCGTAAAGCTTCCTGATTTTCCTTTGCAGGGTTCATCGGCTGTGGCTGTGGCGGGGCAGGCAAAATGCTGTCGATGTTCGTTACACCAAGAGCCTCGTACATTTTTCTGTACGCCTGATAAAGACCTTGCGGACCACCATGAATCTCCGGGTTTGACTGAGCAAGCTGAAGCTGTGTCTGAGCCAACGCAATGCGCTGTGACATAGAAAAGATGTTCGGGTCAGAAACAGGCAATACATCAATACGATCATCAAAGTCAGATTGCTTGATCTCTGGCGGTGCGCCCGGAACAGCATATGGATACATAGGAGCCATGTAACGAGCAAACACATTAGACAGAAGCTTGAACTCTATCTTCTGCGAATAATGCAAGCGCTTGTGAATGGCACTCATGACCTTGGTGCCACGCTCCATGATGGCCATAGTCGTGCCAACTGGTGTCTCGCCACTCATCTCTCCGACCTTCATGTCGGCCATTGAGGCAAAACGCCTACCTGACTCTATCAAGGAGCCTAGAAGGCTGTAGAGGGTCTGTGAAGGCTCTTTAAACGGCAATGGCATAAGAGACTGCCGGATGTCCATGCCTGCGGCATCAATATCGCGGAATTCACCGGGCTGTAGAGGCTCATCTTCATCACGAATGCGAGCGCCACGCGCCTTAAAGCCTGCCGGAAGGTTAGACAGCGTTCCAGCGTCAATAAGTTGCCTCAAAATGCTTGTAGATGCCTGCGACAAGCCACCAATCATGTGTGTTAGGCCAAAACCGTAGAAACCAAGGCCAGGAAGGAACTTGTAATGCACAAAATACTGCTTTTGACGCATTAGCGGGTCTTCTTGGGCGTAGTTTCTGCGCACAGAAAGAACTTCGCCTGTAGATTCAACGATTGTCACGATATATGGAAGCTTCAGACCGCTAGGATCTCCGTCTTCACGGGTATCTTCAAAGCCGGGCAGATCAAGAGAGGTGTGAACTTCGTAAAGCACCACTTCTTCAGAGCCAGAACCGGACAATTGTACGCCTTGTGCCTTATCAACGGACTCTTGGACTTCGCTGTAATCTTCTGAGTCCATGCTGCCGCTAATATCTGTCTCAATATAGAAGCCTGAAAGCTGTAGCTTTAGGACTTCGTTCTTGTCCATGCGAATAACATGCGTAAGACGAGGAGATGTGACCAGATCTGTCGCGCCATAAGGAACAACCAAATCTTCAGCATGCACAAACTTACTTACTGCACGTTGCAGAAGCGGATCAAAGTAAACCTTTTTGAAAGTAGAACCAATGATCGGTAAATAGAAAAGCATCTGATCTGTTTCTGGATCATACTCTTCCATCTCGTAGGTAATCATGTAGTTCATGTAGTCTTTAACGCGCTGTGCTTGCAGAGACACCTCTGGGTTATCAACACCCATGACCTGTGTGCGAACAGGGCCACCTGCTGGCAACATCTCACGATAAGCCTGCGCTTGGAACTGCGTTACTGACTCAGCAAGAAGCGGGTGAACAACACCAGACGCACCCTCAAACGGCTGAGAACGCTCTTCGTAGTTCATACCAAGCAACTCAATGCCGCGCTTGTAAGTATCTTCCCAGTCCTGACGAGCGGACATGTCTTCTTCAATTTCGTTGATGAGATCTGAAGCGATAGAGCCTAAATCTGAATCATCAATATATTCAGCCAAGTTGGCATCAAAAGGAATATCCTGCGCGGCCATCGCGTCTTCCTGCATAAGCTCGCCAACAATAGCAGAGCCATCTTCCATCTCCATGATTCCAGGCTGGGCAGGAAGTTCAATTAAATCAATTTCAGCTTGCTCTTGCGGAGTGATACCCATATCACCGCCAGATCCAAGTCCTTTTTCAACAGCCATTATTTATTCCTTTCCGCCTTCAATCACGACAAGCGTTGGCTTTTGAGCCACAGGCTCTGGTATGCCAAAATTAATTAATTCCTGTTGCTGCCTGACAGCATCTTCAATGCTAACACGCGGCTGGTTTGCCATTCTAGCTTGATTTGCCTGAGAACGCAAAGCCGCCTGATTTGCAGCCGCTTCTTCACGGCGCTTAACTGCCTGTGAAGCATTAAATCCATAATCATCGTCAAGTCGTTTAACCATAGAGTCGCGCAAGTAACCAACTTCTAAGCCGGTATTTTTGATCGCGGAATCCATAGCGTCAGCAAAAGCCTCACCCTTATTCATGCCCTTGTCACGCAAGAAGAAATAATTGTCCTGCATGGAGTCAAAGAAACTATCAGCAGGAATGGCATCATCTTCGCCATAAAACCGAACTGATTCCATCTCCACATCGTCATAAATATCCTTGAACGAATCCTCAAGAGCCTCATACTCCAGATTTTCATCAAGCTGTTTTTTAGCAGATGGTGACTTTAGTTTGTCTTTTTGCGCCTCAAGGACCAGCGCCTTATTTGACTTGCCTCGTGGGCGAGGCCCAGCCATCGGCGCAAGAGTTGTAGCAGCAATGCCAAGACCATAAACATCTCTCCCTAATCGCCGCGCCATGCCATCGTCTTCGCCAAAAAAGCCAGCAATCTTTTCAGCACCCTTTGCGGCACCACGAAGCACGGTCTCCCCTGCACGACCCATAAGATCTATTGCGTCAATAGGAGTACCAACAATAGCACGATTAACGGCACCA